ACCGCCACCCCGGTTTCCCTCAACACTATTGTTGAGATGTATCAGGGTCGCAAACGCACCATTTATGAGAACGCACAGCGTAAATTAGAACTATCAGGCCTGACTAGAAAAGATGGGTACATCAAAACCTTCGTGAAGCTGGAGAAGGTGAAGAAGACTGGAGCGCCACGGTGCATCCAGCCTAGAGACCCGAAATACACACTAAGCGTGGCTGCATATTTGAAGCCACTGGAACATCGCATCTATAACAATATCCGAAAGATATTTAAGGATGGCCCAACAGTAATTAAGGGTTACAATGTTGAGCAGATCGGCTGCATTCTCAGAGGGAAGTGGCGATCATTCGTAAAACCAGTGGCGATCGGTTTGGACGCAGTTAAATTTGACTTACACGTGAGCGCACAGGCGCTTAAATGGGAACATAGTGTGTACGAAAATGTTTATAAGGATAAGCAGTTGTCTCGTCTTTTGGCACAGCAGATTGACCAACGTGGGGTTGGATGGTGCAAAGACGGGAAGTTGCGGTACAAGTTAAAAGGGCGGAGGGCGAGCGGGGACATTAACACAGGATTGGGCAATTGCCTGATAATGTGTGGACTCGTTTACTCTTACGCCAAGCACATTAAAATTGACATCAAGCTCGCCAATAATGGCGACGATTGTGTTGTGTTTATGGAGAGTGGCAATGAAGCCGACTTCATGGCAGGACTGGATGCATGGTTTCTAGACATGGGTTTCCGTATGACAGCGGAGGCCCCTGTTTATGAGCTAGCGCAAGTTGAGTTCTGTCAGATGCGACCAATCAGTATGGCAGATGGACGGTGTATTATGGTACGCAACATTCCGACCTCTCTACGTAAGGACTCCCTGTGCACGGTTAGCATACAGAATGCTAAGGCACTGCGGGGTTGGATGACAGCGGTCGGACAAGGTGGTTTGGCACTCACTGGAGGAGTGCCAATCATGCAAAATTTTTATAGATGTTTGGAGAGGCTAGGTGAGAAACAAACTAGTAAGGTAGTAGATCAATTGAAGCGAAATAGTGGGATGCACATGCTTGCAACCAACATGAAGGGCCGGTTCGTCAAACCGAGTGACGAGGCCAGATTGGAGGTGTTTATAGCGTGGGGTATACTCCCAGATCTACAGATAGAGATGGAAAAGTATTATGATGGATATCAATTGGAGGAGGGTTGCTCGGTACTCGATAACAACGAGAACTACAACCATATCTTATGCGTTATCATGGTAATTATTGCGGGCCTAATTGGTCTGCTGGGCTGACACAGCCATCAGTTGTGAGCGATGTAGCTGCGATTGATGACTTTGACGAGACCTGCAAGGTGCATGACGCTGCCTATGCCACCGGTGCTGACCTTCGGGCCGCCGATTTAGCATTCGCCGCTGAGAACCTGGCTACCTTTGACCTGAAACGTAATGTTGCGGGTATACTGGTAGGCTTGCAAGGCTTGGGCAGACCCCGCGATAAATCTACCAAATTAATCAAAAATACCAACATGTCTCCAAACCCTACTAGAGCTCGCCGTGCTGCTCGCACGGCTGCTATTCGCGGCATTAGCCGCAGCTTGCCTGCTTCTTCTTCTTCCCCTCTAATGAGAATGAATGGTAATCAAAACCAGATTAGCGCTCCTACTGCGATCGCAACACGCCGCACTGGTGCTGCACCCCGAATGCAGCAACGTGGCAGTGGCATCACAGTTAGTCATCGAGCCTTTCTTGGTCCTGTAATCAATACCGTCACCTACACGGTCAATGGATATCAGGCAAATCCTGGCCTCGCCGACACCTTTCCCTGGTTGTCGAGCTTGGCCTCGCGGTACGATAAGTACCGTTTCACGTCTCTCGTCTTTGAGTACAGAAGTGTGGCAAACACTAGCGTGAATGGCATCGCAATGATGTCGTTCGATTATAACGCTTCTGACGCTGCCCCGCTGTCTAAAGTCGTGCAGGCGCAAACTATACCAAACTCCG